AGGAGGCTGCTCGAGTGCGACGATCCCCCGCGGGTCACGCGCTGGCTCACGCTCGAGTCGAGACACAGTGGGTCCGTGCGTCCCCTGCCTCCCCAGCACATCGCCGAGCTGTAGTACACGAAAGAGTCCGCGGCCCACTCGAACACGTTCCCCGCGAGATCGTAGAACCCAGCCGTGGGCGAGTAGCTCCCCACGGGGCGCGTCCACGCCGCGCCGTCGCCGACACACCCGGAGCCGTTCCAGCGTGCACGGTCGCAGTAGGGGCTCGGGTCTTCGTCACCCCAGGGGTAGGCCCTCGGGTACGGGAGCCCCGAGACGCGGCGCCCGCGAGCGGCGTACTCGAGCTCCGTCTCCGTGGGCAGCCGGCCGCCGTCCCAGGCACAGAACTCCTGAGCCGTCAACCACGAAATGCAGTTGATCGGGTGCGTCTCGCGCGGACCTGGCGCGGGGGTCCAGTTGCACCAGTTGTAGGCCGTGGGCTCGACTGCGCTGCCGGCGAGGGAGAGCACCACCCCACCGCGGTACGCTACCGAGCGTGCCAGCGGGTGCCCGGCCGCCCAGAAGCGTCGGAACCGGGCCACCGTTACCTCGTGCGAGTCCAGAGAGAAGCCCGAGACGGTGATGGGTCCCTGGGGCGGCGCGGCGGCGAGGGCCACGGTCGCCTCTCCCAGCACGAACGTGTCGCCTTCGAGAGCGACAAGCCCGCACCCGCGCTCCCGGGGGTCGGGGCAGCTGCGCTGGACGCCTGGCGCGCTGGTGTCCGCCGCAGCGCCCGTGTCAGCACTGACGGTGCCGGTGTCGGCCACCGTGGATGTGTCCGCGGGGGTCGGAGTGTCGGGAGTGCCCGCGCCCGTGTCGGGGAGGCTGGGGGCCTCGGCAGAGTCCACAGACGGCTCCGCCGAGGCGTCCCGTAGGCTGTCTAGCGGGTCCGCGCCTGGGACGTGCACGCACCCCAGAGAGAGCACCATCAGCGCCGCGCAGAGCCTCACAGGGCCAGCGTGTGGCGTCCTGCGGCCCGCGTCAAATCACCGACTCGCGGGGGCCTGCGGAGGCGCGGTGGACGCTACCTGCTGGGCGTGTACCACTGTAGCCGGGTCCATGACCGCGGTCACGCGGGCGCCGTTCAGCGCCTCGCGCAGGGCTGCGGTGAGTTGCTCCACGGTCATCGTCGCTGCGCTGCGCTCCGCGGACTGGAGAGCGGCTGCCCCGGTCTGCCCACGGGCTCGAGCGAGCCGCAGCCCGAGGCGCCGGGCCTCGTCGCTGCCACCGCTCACCGCCCGCCCGCTCTCGCGAGCGGACTGGTCCGTGGACGAGAGGTCCTCGGTGTAGAGCAGGTTCGCGAGGAAGCTCGCCGCCCCGCCGAAGCGCGCGAGTCTCCCGAGGAGCCCTCCAGCACGCCCGCCCGCAGCTCCGAGAGCCCCGCGCCCGGCCGTCACGGCACGGGTAGCGAGAGCTCGCGCCCCACCACCGGCTGCACCCTTCGCGAGCGCTCCGCCGCCGACCATGAGACCAACGTCCTTCGCAACACCGAGCCCCGTGCCAGCGATCGGATGCCTTCCCAGCCAGTCCGCGATGGTGTTGCTCAACTTGTTCAGCGACGTGGTGTTGTCCGAGAGGGCGTTCAGGCGCTGCTCCTCGGTGCCGCGGAGCCGCGTGCGCTGCTCCGCCAGGACCATGCCCTTGCCGCGCTCCTCGTCGGCCGCCCCGAACTCCGAGCCTCGGCGGCGCATCTCCGCCACGCGCTCCGCGATCGTCTGACCCGATGCCGTCTGGGATCCAAGGCTACCGATGAGACGGCGGGTCTGAGCATCCACCACCATGTGGCTGTAGGTGCCGCCCTGGAGCGTGTTCAAGAGCTCGCCAGCGTTGCCGCCGAAGCCTTCGAGTAGCTTCGAGATGTTCCCGATTGCGTCCTGCGACCTGAAGCGGCGCACAGTCTGACCGCCTGGGCCGCGCGTGCTTTCGAGCAAGTTTTCCGCAAGCGCTCCCTGGCCCCGCCCCTGGAGTGCAGTCCACAACTCACCGGCCACGCGCTCGGAGCCCATGCCTCGGCGGAGCTTCGCGAGGGCGTTCATCGCGTCGCGCGGTGTGAGACCCGCTGCGGCGGCGATCTCGCCCGTTGCCATCGTCTCCTCGGTCACGGAGCGCACCCTCGAGCGTCGCTGCTCGGGGGTCATTGTCCCCGTGACCTGGGAGGCGATGTTCGCCATGAGCGGCCCGAGGCCAGACGAGATCATCGTGGAGAGTTCGATGCTACCGGCCTGCGCCATTCCGGTCATGCTGCGGAGCGCGGACATCGCATCCTCGCCAGAGAGCCCCTGCGACCGGAGCATACCAGCGGCGCGGAGCACCTCCTCGGGCGCCTGGAACGTGTTGCGGGCGAACGCCAGGAGCCGCACCTGTTCGTCCATGTTCGCGCGCTGGGCGTCTCGGTCGCTCATTCCGGCGCGGCGCTGCTCGTCCGATCGACCGAGCACGGAAAACTGCGTCTGAGCCGCGCTCACAGCGCCCACCACCTCGTCCAGCGAGAGGCCCTGGAGCTCGCCTCCGGCCGCCGTCGCCGAGCGCAGGCGCTGTCCGATCTCCGTCGCACCCGCGCCCCCGATGCCGGCCTGGTACAGCGCCGCGTTCAGGTTGTGCTCGGTCTCGGCGCGGCGCTCGCGGGCTCCCTGGATCTGTCCGTGAAGGTCAACCCCGCCCTGCCACACCGCACCCGCGATCTGGCGAGCGACGGCGGCGCGACGGTTGTCGCTGCGGTCCTGGTCTCGCGTCGCCCGGCGAGCCGCGCCACGCTCCTCTGCGAGCCTGCGGGCCGCTTCGCGCTGGGCGACGCGGGTCTTTCGCTGCTCCTCGCGCTCGTACGCCGACGACGCACGGGCTGCCATGCGCTCTGCGTTGTGTGCCTCGCGCTGGGCCAGCGTCTCGCGGTGCCGGGTCTCACGCTCGAGCGATGCGGTGCGACGCTCCTCCGCTCGCTGGGCGTCGCGAGCGGCGCGCTCCTGCGCTCGGCGCACTTCGGTTGCTGCCCTCGCGGCTTCGCGAGCGGCTTTCTGCTCCCGCTTCTCGCGCAAGTCCATCATCCGAGCGTGGAGCCTGTCGCGCTCCTGCTCGTACTGGCGCCAGAATCTGGCGCTGTTCGCCGCGGTCTGCCGGTCGCTCGCGTTGATCGCGGCGGAAGCGCGGCGGGTGTATCCCGGCACCTCGCCGAGAGCACGGCGGAGCCCCGAGGTGTCGCCGTCGATGTGCAGTACCGCGTGGGACACCTGGGACTCCTACCGCTGGCGCGTCACCGTGGCGAGTAGGACCGCGAGGCCCTCTGCCACGTCTCGGAGATCGTCACTACCACGTCGCAGCCGCGAGACGAGAGCGTCAAGCATCGGCTGGAAGCGGGTCTCGTTGGCTAGGTAGCCGAGGAGCTGGGCTTCGTCAGCATCCGCAATCGCTCCGCCGCACGCCGCAGCATGAAGCGCAGCGTACCGGAGTCGTAGCGCAGCAAGGAGGTCGAAGCCGTCAGCCCTTTTCCCAGGGCGTCAAGCTCCGCGTCGATCGCCTCGACGCTGCGCAGAGCCGAGAGCGGAGAGCGCTCCTCCTGCCAGTCCTCCCAGCGCTCGAACAGGGCCGCAACCTCGTCCGGTTCGAGCATGGTGCGGAGCTGCGCGGGGCTCTCGACCGCGGGGCTCTTCGGGTCCGCAGGGTCCACGAGCGCGAGCGCGAGGATCTGCACCTTGGTCTCCAGGGCGAGGAAGCCCTGGGCGATCTCGGTGTAAAGGTCCTCGCGCTGGAACCCGCACGTCCCCGTGAGCCACGCCACCGCGTCGGCCGTGGCCTTCGTGGCATCATGCGACGAGAGCGCGCGCAGGGAGAGCGTCTTGCCGGTGAAGCGTCCGCCGCACCCGGCAAAGTCCTCGAACGAGCGCGTCGGGATCGGCGCATCGCCGAGGAGCTTCGCCAGGGTGCTGCGCTTGTCGCGGAGGAAAGCGGGGAACTCGGTCTCCGGTCCGGTGCCCATCGCTTACCCCACCGTCCCGACGAGACGCGCGTGGTACGTGAAGCTCTGCGTGTTCGGGTTGTCCACGCCGCTCCGCAGGTTCGTGGTGCGGATGTCACCCACGAAGTTCCACGTCTTGCCCGCGAGCACGAAGCCGAGCTCCACCTCGCCCTGGGCGAGACCGAGGGCCATCCAGTCCACCTCGAAGCCCGCCGCGGGCACGGGGTTCTCCACGTTGATCGTGAACTTCTTCGAGCCGCGCGAGTGACCCGCGCGACCGAGCAGGAGGGTGTCCACGTCCTTATTGCCCGAGTCGTAGTCCACAGTGATGGACGAGGACTGGAGCACGGGGACGCCGCGGTAGGTGATGTAGCCGGGTCCGCTGTAGAGTGCCATCGTCGTTCTCCTCTATCAGACCTGGCGCACGTTGCCGGCCGTGATGTGCAGCCCGGGGATGGGCTCGCACGGGATCTCGCAGTCCACGCGCCCCGCGACGGTGCCGTTGAGCACCACCTGGAGCAGGCTCATGTTCGCGTCCACGTCCGTGAGGATCGCGCTCTCCTCGTAGGTCTTGAGCTTGCGGGCGATGCGGTCGCGGATCGTGTTCGGCGTCACCACGCTCGCGCTGAGCGGGGGGCTCCCGTCGCTCGAGTCCGCGGAGATCTTCTTCCCGCGGTACACCGTCGCCAGATCGCTCTGCAGGTCGTCGGCCACGTAGTCGGGGACCGTGACCGTGGTCGTGTCCAGGTTCGCGTAGTTCGGCTGCGCGTTCGCGTCCCGGCAGCACGTCGTCACGCTGCGGACCACCGTGGTCTTCCCGGGGTTCAGCGTGCTCGGAGCGAGCGGGGTCAGGCCGTTGCCGAGGGCGCTCTCGATCTCCGTGGCGGTCGGCTGCTCGCCCACGTTGGTCTGCTGGAGGATGTCCCGCAGCTCCAGGCCGTCGAGGTTGCAGGCCGGGTCCGTCGCCTCGCCGACGAGCGATCCGCCCGCCGTGGCGTCGCCGATGAGCCGCGCCGCCGCCATCTCCGCTGCCACCTCCTCGGGCGGAACGGGGCTGTTGTAGTGCCAGACGATCTGGCCGCGCCGGTCGTTGCGGTCCACCGCGAACGTGATGGCGGTCGCTAGCGAGATGTCCAACGCCGCGACGTACTGCTGACGCTTCTGCGTCGTGACGCCCGCCATGCTGTCGAGCTGCGCAGCCACCAGGTCAACGTTGGTCGCGTCCTGGCAGGCGAGCGCGTAGCGGTCGAACTTCTGCGTCGCCACCGCAGCGAGAGCCGCCGTGAAGTCGTCGGCCGTGGTGCCGCCCGTGAGCCGGTACGTCGACTCGGTCGCGGCCACGCCGCTCCACCCGAAGTTGAGGCCCGCGTACGTCGTGCCGCCCGCGGTCACCAGATAAACGGGCGTCTCGACTCCCGCGGAGCTCACCACGGAGGCGTAGACCACGAGACGGTTGCCACGCGGACCCGGATGCTTCGCCGTGAGCGTGAGGTTCCCGTCCGAGTACACCGCGGCATACTGCGCGGTGTAGGGGAGGTTGGCCTCCTGTAGGATCGCGTCAGCGCACGCCGCGGCAATCACGGCGCCCGTGTCGCCCGTGGACACCGGCACGTCGATCACCTTGTCCGAGAGCCGGAAGCGCAGTGTGAACGCCTCCAGCGCAGCCGTGGGAGACCCGGCGATGGCGAGCACGCCCGTCGCGCGCGCTCCGCCGCTCTCCGCCACGGCGCACGCCGTCACGGTGGCGTCCGGGTACTGGCTGAACACCCGGAGCGCCATGCGGTGCAGCTCCGAGCCCTGGCCGAACAGGGTCAGCGCGTCGTCGGCGGAGTAGAGGGCCACGGGGCTCGCGTTGCCCCTGGTGCCGGCGGGGACGCTGAACACAGGTGCGGAGCCGACGAGGGCGCTCGAGATCCGGTTGCCGAGGAGCAGGATGCTCTTGGTCGCGGCGGCGGCGCTCGTCGCGACGCCTCCGAGGATCACGGCGAGGTAGACCCCCGGCGTCCGTCGAGACGAGGGGAGACCCGGTACGTTGATGGTGGTCACGATTCGCACTCCTCCAGGAGCTCCAGCTCCCCTCGGGTGATGGCTCTGCGGTAGTGCTGCAGGTCGGAGACGATCTCTCCCCCGGGCAGTACGTCACCGCGCTTGTTCCGTCCGACGAAGCGCCCGGGCATGGTCGAGCCGCGCTCGTCCAGCCGGGAAACGTGCGCGTCCTGGTGTGACCGGACGCGGATCTGAGTGGGCATGGTGTCTCCGGTGAGGGTCAGACGAATCTGAGTTGAGCGACGGGGTTCGTGGGGGGATCGCCACCCGTGGGGGCGACGAGGTTCACGTCCGCGTCCAGCTCCGTGATGGGCACACTGGTATCTGTGGGCGTCGCCTGCTCCACCGCGCGCAGAGCCTCGAAGCGCACCCCGTACACGTAGAGAGCCCCGCGCCGCACGAGCAGGGGGCGAGTGTCCACGTACCGCACCCGTCGCCATCGCCACAGGCCAGAAACGAGCAGGGCGTTGCACGCGGTGAGCACGAGTCCGATGCACGAGAGGGCGCCAGGGACGCCCGTCGCGCCCACCACACCGTCTGTCACGGAGCGCGGGTCTTCCACCGCGACGAGCACGGTCCACTGTGCGGCGCCGCGCTCCTCGGAATCGCCCGAGTCCACATCGATGTCCCGGACCGCTGCCTCGCCGTCGTAGCGCAACAGGCACGCCGGGAACTGCGCGCACGTCTGCCGGATCGTGTCCTCGTTCAGGTCGCCAGCGAAGCGGTCCAGGGACGCGAACGGCTTCGAGTCGGACGGACCGCTCGTCCCGGTGCAGAGTAGAGGCGTCAGCGCCGCGTAGAGCGCCGCGTCGATCTGTGCGAGGGTCGCCGGCATCACTTCCACCCGGCGCGCTCGGCGGCGCGCGTCATGCTGTCCTCGATGGCGCGCACCACACGGTCCTCCGCGCGGGCATACGCTGGCCGCAGGAACACGAACCGCTGGCCGAGGCGCGTAGTGCCCTCCTCGAGATACCCGCCGTACCGGGTCTCGCCGACGACCTGGATCCGCAGCGTGTCCGCGGAGACTCTCCCGCGGACTCTGCCAGGCACTGTGCGCGCTTCGAGCTGCCCCGTTCGGTTCTCGTACGGATGCGAGCGCCGCGCCTCGTCGGCGACGACGCCCGCAGCCTCGACGCCACCACGGAGGCACTCCTCGTCGAGCGCGGAGGCAAGCTCCGCCGTGGCAGCGTCGATGCCAGTGAGGTTCATCAGAACCCGCCGTTGGTCTTGCGGTCCGCCACGTCCACGAAGATCGCGTTGGCGAGCCCAGCGCTGTCCGTGCTGTTGTTGAGGTTCGCACGGGGCTTCGGGCGACCGGCGCCGCTGGTCGCCACGCGGGCGTCAGCGTCGCGGTTGAGGGCTTTGAAGAACTCCCGGGCGTCGAGGAAGCCCAGGCGGTACGCCTCGGCCTCCCCTGCGCTCGGGTGGCGCTTCGCAGCGAGGTAGCACACCACATCCACCGCGGCGCCGACGATCGCCACGTCCACAGTCCCGCCCGCCACGTCGAACCCCGTGGGGAACGCGGCGCCGGTCCAGACGCGGATCTGGCTCTCGGCCTCGCTCACACAGAGTGAGAGGTACGTGGAGTCCACCGTGGCCCCGCCGTTCTTCGCGAACAGGCGAGCGTACGCTTGCGCGCTGAGCCGCGCCTGCACGTCGGAAGCGGAGACCAGAGCCACGGTGTCACCTCACGTCGTAGTGCGTGCCGCGTTCGAGCCCCGCGAGGTGCTCGGGAGGGATCACAGCCCCGGGCTCGTAGACGGCGGACCGCCCATCGCCCAGGCCGTAGCTCACACGGGTGAGCGCGTAGGCGTCGCCGTTGCCAGCGACGCCCACGTAGCGCTTCTCCAGCTCCGCGATGCGCTCGCGGAGCTTCGCACAGCTCGGGCAGCCCTTCTCCGGTAGGTCTGCCACGGCTCAGCTCACCACGGTGGTGAACAGGTAGCCCGCGTTGGACCCGGCGATCACCTTCTCGGAGTCCGAGTGGCTGATCTTGATCCAGGTGCCGCCACGGACGCCGGCCACGAGGTCCTGGATCGCGTAGGTCTGCAGCGACCCGAAGCGGAACGTGTACCCGAAGCAGGCCGTGTTGCGCGGCGAGGGGGTCTGCTCCACGCGGATCAGAGCCGCGCTCTTGCCCCAGAGGTAGCCCGTGGTGAGGCTGGCCGCGCCCTCACGGGAGGTCACGTACTTCGCCCGGCCGATGATGACCTTCTCCAGGTCGAAGCGCTCAGCGACGAGCTCAGGGGTCACGGCGAGCGGGGTCGCGCCGCTCTTCGTGCTCGCGCGGGAGAGGATGTACTGCAGAAACTTCGGGTGGTTCTGGAGCTTGGTCCACACCTGCGCGCCGAGCACGAGGTGCGTCGGCCGCATGAAGCACGCCTCGATGGCGTCCGTGATCTTCTGCACGGGGTCGGAGCTGGACTGGTCCCAGCGGTCCGCGCCGCCGAGCGCCTCGGTGTTCGTGCCGTAGTTGCCGGAGCCGAACACCTGCGTCGCGACGCGGTACTCCCTCCCGAGCATGAGGAAGTTCATGACGAAGTTCTGCGCGTCCCGGCGGGGGTTCAGCGGCACGTCCGCGTTGGCCTCCTCGTCGAAGCTCACGAAGTCCATGAGACCGTAGTCCTGGACGGCGTAGCTGTCGCTCGAGGAGAGGCTGTACTTGATCTCGCCGGGGCGACCGCGGTTGCCGGCGATGCTCGCGTCGGCGATCTGCTGCATCGTCGCCACGGGGTACTGAAAGATCTTGTCGGAGCGGTTCGCCACCGTCACGACCGGGAGCACCTCGTCGGCGATGTACTCGCGGTTCCGGTACATCACCAGGAGGTTGGTGAGCGCGCGGTCGATGTGGACCGTGCTCGGGGACAGGCTCATCAGGTGCGCGGGCACCTCGCCGATGCCGCGGCGCGAGAGGATGAGGGCCTGCAGGTCCTGCTGGAGCGCCGCGGGGTTCTGCCACCGCTGCGCGAGGAGCTCGTGGGATTCGCTCATGTTCGTGGTCTCCTGTGCGTCGCGGGGCTTAGCCCTGCATGAGGTACGGGTTGATCAGGCAGGCCACGCGCTCGCCCGTGCTCGCGCTCTCGAGGGCCGTGCCGACGATGAACGTGTTCGTGCCGGCGCCGATGGCCGCGGTCTTGACGTCGCCCGAGCTCGAGGCGATGGCGAGCTTGTCGCCGCGGGTGATGGAGCCGTTGGCGATGGCGGGGAAGATGTCGCCGACGATCGCCACGTCCACCATGCCGGCCGCGGTGAGGGCGGACATCGCCAGGCCGATCACGCCGGGGCCGGTGATGTCGGCGCCCGCAGGGAGCGTCACGTACTCGTCGGTCGCCGTGGACTGCACGAGGACGGCGCCCTCGGCCACCGTGGTCGAGGAGCAATAGAACGGGGTCGAGTTGCGAACGAGACGGCGGCTGGTGCTCACGGAGTCCTCCAGTTGTTCATGACGCTGGTCACGGCCTCGTCCTTGAGCTGACGGGAGGCCATGGTGTACGCGGTGTCGAGGTCGAGGGTCTGGCCCTTGGCGCGAGCGTCGGCCATGAGCTTCTCGGCGCGCTCGACGGTGAGGTCAGAGAGGCTGCGGGCGGGCGAGGGAGTCACGCGCTCGGGGGGAGCGCTCTGCGGGGGCTGCACGCGGCCCGAGAGCAGCGCAGCGTCCTGCGCGGGGGTGGCGGCTGGACCGCTCGGGGCCGCGGGCTTCGCGGGCCAGAGGGCGTTGAACGCGGCGCGGTTCGACAGGCGCACGGCGAGGACATGCTCGCGCGCGCTCTGCGGGATCGCGTTCTCGAGCATCGCGCGCTCCGCGTCCTCCTCCGCCTCGGCCTTCTCCGCGGCCATCTTCGCGGCCTTCATCGTCTTGTGCTCCTCGATGAGCTTCTCGACGGCCTCCTCGATCGCCTCGAGCGGGCCGAGCTCCTCGGTCGCGCCCGGGTGCGGGAGGTGCCCTCCCTCGGCGAGCTTCATACGGAGCCTGCGGAGGCAGGTCCCTTCCCTGTTCTCTTCGGCCATTGGCCTCTCCTTGTTGTCGGGCGGCACGATGGCCGCGGGCTGCGGGATGTGTACGTCGGACGGCGGGAGCGATGCTGTCACGGGCTCCATGCCGTCGAGAAACGGTCTGTTGGTCAGCGCGCCGCTCGTGAGCAGCGGGCCGATGTCCTCGCCGGTCTCAGGGTGCGTCGCCTCGAACACCACGGCGGGCGAGAAGTAGCGGTACTGGCCCGAGCGCACCTGCGAGACGGCCTCGGGGCTCACCCACTCCACGCGCCCCCATAGCCCCTCGGCCCCACGGCTCTGGAGCTCCACGATCCAGCCCACGGCGGGAGCGCCGCGCTGCATCACGGAGCCGTCCACGATCTCCGTGGCGTGCTCGTAGTCCACTGGCACCCGGCGGTTGCGGGTGGCGTTGAAGTTCTCGACCAACTTGCCGAACGTCTCCTCGGTGAACGCGAAATCGCCAGCGCGGTGTCCCCGGAACTCCCCGAGACGAGCGACCTCGATCCAGCTCTCACTCACCGGCTCCGGCCCCGCCGAGAGCGCGAGAGCCTCGCCTGGGCAGCGGGTGGCGCGCTTTGGGCGGAGCTTGCCCGCCACGATGGACACGCCGGTCGAGATCTCCTTCGTGCGGAACGTGCTCTCGTCGAAGTCCGACGGGTTGCGCTGACGGTAGCGGTAGGAGGTGCCCGTCTCGTCCGCAGGGCCGGGATCGTGACCCGCAACGCCCTCGGCAATCTTGCGGGCCTCCTCGGCGCTCTTCGCGCGCTCCTTCGAGACGATGATGGTCTGCACCACCATGCTCCCAGGCTCGTGCTCGGAGGTGTCTCGGGGCTTCTCAAGGTCTGGCATCGTGTCCTCTGTCAGCGTCTCGGCGCTGAGCCCGAGACCGCCGGAGATCGGCCGCAGGCCCAGCGCCCAGGCGCTGGGCTACAGCACGCCTCCGGGTGGCTTCGAGGGCGGCGTCACCAGCTCCTCGCCGGGCTCGGGGTCGGGGATCTGCAGGAGGTTGCGGGCGGTGCGCTGTCCGAGCTGACCGCCGATCTTCACGAAGCGCTCGAGCCGCGTGGCGAGCGCGTCGAGGTCTGCCTTCGGGTCCACCGCGAACGCGATCTCGGGGACCGGAGCGTCCACGCCGAAGCTGCGCTGCACCATCGGTCGCAGTAGGTCTCGTCGCAGCGTGGATGCGAGAGCGCGGGCATCGGCGCGGGCGATCATGAGACGCACGTCGTCGTGCACCTGACCGAGAGCGCGGTTGCCTCCGGTCTCGCCCACTTCGGTCGTGAGCGTCTCGCCGAGGATCGCCTTCGAGATCTCCGCGTTCGCTGCGCGCAGTAGGTCCGCGTGCACGCTCGCGTCGTGTGGGATGTTCGCGATGTCAATCTTCGTCGTGTCGGGCACCACCACGGAGCACACGGAGCTCATCGCGTCCAGGGCCGTCTGCAGGACGCTCACGTCCTCGTCGCTGGCGCGCGCGGGGCTCTTCGGGTCGTTGCCTGATGCGTAGGTGCCGATTCGCAGTCCGCGTCCTGCCCACTCGGCGAACGCGAGCCAGTCGCGCACGTCCCACTTCGAGAACAGCGCCCACCACAAGACCGTGCGACCCACACCCTCGCGGGTCGGGTAGCCGCCACGCACTCGGGGGCGGTGGATGACCCACTTACCCGCCGGGAACACGTCCAGGGGCACGCCTGGGAAGCGCGTCCAGAAGTCCTGCGGGCGCTCGGTGTCAGTCGTGCTCGGCTGCGGAATCGGGTCGATCGACGTGGAGCCGCCGCCCGTCGCATCCCACAGGTGCAATCGCCAGTCGGTGGCGTACGCCAGGCGTCGCGGGTGCACGAACTCGAGGGCCACGGGGACGCGGCAGGTCTTGTCCCAGACCACCTCGAGCACGGAGCGCCCGTAGTAGATCGCACCGAGCAAATCCGCGCAGGCGTCGGGGAACGAGCGCCCGAGGTCGTCTCGGGCTTCGAGCCCCGTGAGCACACGCGTCGCCCACTTCGCGATCTCGGAGCCTCGGTCTCCCGAGTCCTCGGGCGGACGAAGCTCCCACTCGGCGCCGGCCACCTGGAGCTCGCGCTTCGAGAGCACCGAGTGCAGGTGCGTCGTCGTCTCGCGGAGCTCGTCGAGCAGGTCGATCAGTTGCCAGAGGTACCCGTTGTCGGCCATCCGCACCGCGGCGTACGCGGTCTGCGGAGAGAGCAGGCTCCCAACTCTGATTTGGTGCCTGTCGACGTACGGCGCGGGCGCGATGGGCACTCGCATGGTGCCGTGCTGAGGATCGATCACCATGCGGGCCTCGGGTTGCTACGGACGGTACGCGGTGCCTGTGCCACGGGAGCGGTCATCGTCGGGAACAGCTCAGAGAGCGCCCACACGAGCGCGTCGAGCCGGTCTGGGGATCCCGCAGCCGTGCTGGCGTCCCAGGTCGTCATCTGATCTTCGAGTGTCGCGAGGGAGCCGACGTGGTGCACTCTCCCCTGCTCGTAGAGAGCTGCGATCGGCTCGGCGCGAGCTCGCTTCCCGCGGCTTGCGTGCACGAGCCGAACGGGCACCGACGAGTCCGCCGCGCGGAGGGTCGCCGCCACGAGGTCACCGCCCTGGTTCGCCTCGGCAACGATCCTGTCCGCGCTGTGCTCTCGGTACGCTCGCACGGCCCGCGCGCTCCACTCTCCCGGTGATCCGCGGAGCGAGTGGTCAGCGAGGACGTAGGCGTGTCCGTCGGACGAGAGACCAGCGACCACGATCCCGGTCTCGTCGCTGCCTGCTCCAGCAGTGACCGCAGGGTCAACGGCTACGACGATGCGAGAGAGATGCGGTGCCTCACGAACCCGGAGGGCATCGATCGCCGCGAGGGTCCAGAGCGCCCCCGGGGTGTCGGTGAGGATCTCAGCGAACCGCTCTTGCCGCTCGAGTCGGGTGCCCTCGTAGCGACGTCGCAGCGCCTCGAGGAAGCCCGGCGCGAGGTTCCGCGCGTTCTCGTCGGTGGAGCCTCGAGTCGTCACCGTGCCGGCCGCGCGAACGAGGTCAAGCACCACCCGCGTGGGGCGCGGCGTCGTAGTGACGAGGCACCGCGGCTCGGCTCCGAGACGGAGTCCAAACTGTAGCTGGTCCCACGTCTCGGGGTAGCGCCACGCTGCGATCTCGTCGCACCATGCAGTGTCGTGCTGCGGTCCTCGAAGCCGATCGGGCTCCTCGGCGGAGAACAACAGCGCCACCGAGCCAGACCCGGGCCAGAGCACACGGCGGCGGGACGACTCGTAGCGCGGGCGATCTCGACCCTTCAGACCCGAGGAGCACGCAAGGATGCCACTCGGGCCGTCAACCATCACGTCGCGGGTATCCGCGGCGGTCGGCCCGACGAGCGCGACGTGCCGCGACCCGTCAGAGACTCGGGAGCACACCCACTCCGCACCCGTGCGGGTCTTGCCCCAGCCACGCCCAGCGAGCACAAGCCAGGTGCTCCACGGTCCGTCCGGTGGAAGCTGCGCCTCTCGGGCCTGCCCACACTCCCAGAGCAGCGCCTCTGCGGCACCGTCAGGGAGTCTCGCCAGTACCCTCGCACGAGCCGTCGGAGTCAGGCTCCGAAGCCTCCGACGCAAGAGCCGCGGCGAGAGATCCTCGGGCGTCAGAGAGAGCGATGGGGCCACCGTCTTTGCCTGTGATCTCGACCTTGCGCGTGCCGATGACCTGGGCAACCTCGCCCAGCGTGCGGGCAGCCTGCGCCATGCCCTTCGGGTCTCTGCCACCCCGCGCCGTGCGATACGCCTCCAACAGCAGCGCCCGGATGAGCTCTCGGTCAGCCTCGGGGTCCAGGCCCTTGGAGCGCTCCGCGAGGCGCTTGCGGACACGGGCCACATAGCCCCAGATCCTCCGCACCGAGCGGTCCCACTCCTTCGCCAGCACCGGCACGAAGTCCGCCGGAGCCTCGGCGCGAAGCATCCGGCGCTCTACCTCGTCAAGTCTCTCTGGAGGGATGCGGGCCTTGTGTCCTGTGGCTTTCCGCGCAGGCGATGACGTACCGGGACCACTCACGCTACCACTCCACACCACACGGCGAGGTCAGACGCGCGGACCTCGTAGCGTCCACGGACCGAGCCCCGTCGCACCTCGGGGACACCTGGAGCACCTCGAAGCGCCTCCCAGTCGCGGAGGTACCGGCGCACAGTGCGCAGCGCTCCGCTGGGAGACAGGCCGAGTGCGGCTGCCATCGCTGGCACGGCCTCGCACGCTGTCACCCATGCGCCAGACACACGTATCCCGCTGCACAAAGGGTATTCCTGTCCCGGTGGGTTTGTCAAGCAGATTCCGACTTGCCAGCTCTGAGCCAGCGAGAGCCATCCTCGCTGATCCCGACGTCCGGCTGCACCTCCCCGGCGCGGTGATACTCCAACTCCCGGACGATCACGTAGAGCAGCTCCGACTCCACGGGCACGGTCGGGAGTCCGCGCGCCTTGAGCCACTCGCGCGCCCTGACGCGGAGATCCGCCAGCTCCTCGTCCGTCGCTCGCCTGTCCGTCAGCCTGTCCACGCTCTCACCGCCTCTCTCAGACGCTCCATCCCTGCCTCACGGGGGCCGGAAACCATCGCCCGCTGCACCACCCGCCGGGGCCTCCCCGCGCGGCGCAACACTCGCTCCTGCACGAGCCCCACGCCCGCGGCGACCCAGGCCTCGCGCTCGGGTAGCCCCGCTAGCTCCCAGCCCACCCGGGGGGCGAGCTCGGCGAGGGTGCTCTCGGGTGTCGCGTGCCCCACGAGCCAGGCCAGCGTCCGCCCGGGCTCCCCCGGGACCGCGCGGAGCCGGCGCTCAAGCTCCCGCGCGCGGGTCCAGTCGGGGTCGCGGGTGCGCTCCGGCCCGGGCAGCGCCTCGGCGGCGGCATCGAGGGCCCGCCACAGGAGCGCCCGGCAGGCGGGGTCGCTGGCGTCCCAGCGCCTCAGCAGCCCCTCGCCGGAGCCCTGGTAGTCCAGGCCCGCGCCCACGCCGCTCTGCCCCTGCAGCGCCCGCAGGCCGCACCCGTAGCCCGCCCGAGCGAGCCACCGTTCTAGCACGTCGAGGTCAGCGAGCACGAGGGCGAGTGACCGCCCGAGGTCGTCACCTGTCACGCTCCTACCCTACCTCTCTCCGCCGGCCGCGGCAGCCCCGCCCACAGGTACCGCGCGCACTGCGGGCCGTAGACCACACCCGCCGCGCGCCACCAGCGGCGGCACCAGCGCCCGCATACGGCGCACCGCTGGCGGGTACCCTGGTCGGGCGCGGGAGGGCGCTGCAGGGCGTCTGAGAGGCCCTGGCGCGTGTCCTCCGGGCCAGGGCGACGGGCAGCGGTGGCGGCTAGTGCGCCTCGGAGCGCTGAGGGGCGGCGCCACGATGGGGCGCGCAGGGGTCGGATGGCGCGGGTCATTGCCGGGCTCCTGGTGTATTGTATGCGTGCGCGCGCGCGTACAATAGAGACGAAGGCTCTTGCTGCGCTCGTGCTGTCCCGTCCTCGAAGGCTTGCTTACATGTAGGACGGGCCGGGGATGGGACACCCAAAACGCTATAAATACAGGTGTTGTCCCATCGTCCTATCCTGTCCCATCCTATCCATAGAGCAGTCGGAGTCTGATAGCAGAGCACGAGACGGTCGCCCACCCTCGTGCGCGCGTGGAGGGGATGGGACAGATGGGACAGATGGGACAACCGCTGTTTTTCAGCGGAATCGTGATGGGACGGAGGATGGGACGGGGATGGGACATATCGGGTCAGGATGGGACATCCCATCCTGGGCAATACGTCCGGGGCCGAGTGGAGGCTGTGCGGGAGGCTCACTCTACCACCCCCTCCGGCGGTGTCCAGATCCACGCACGCTCCTGCCCAATCTCTGCGCGCCACGGCTCTGGTACACGCTGGCGTCGCGACGTGTACCCCAGCGCTCGGAGCACGGCCCCGCAGCGGTTCTCGTGCCCGCGGTGCTGCTGGGCCGGGAGCACGTCGAGCGCCCGGCGGAGCACCTCGGATGACGTGAGCGGGCGCGTGGTGTCCTCCCTCGAGCGGAGCCACGCTGCGACCACAGGCTCCCATGGGTCGCACGAGCGGTGCGACTCTGCGACACGCGCCCGCGCGGCCTCCGCGTCGTCTGGGAGGTGATACTGCTCGTGCGCGCGGTAGTGCACGACGGCCTCGGCCCAGAGCTGGTCGCGCCACTCCCGAAGCGTCTCGACGTCCACGCGCGACCCGCAGGTCACGACCCAAAAGCGCCGTGAGCCGGTAGGGTCCTCGAGGAACCTGGGCTCGTTCGTGGTGCCGACGATCACGTTCGTGCGTGGCACCCGTGAGACAGCGGCGCGGAACGGCGCTCGGAACAGGTCCACCTGCGATGCCATGAACGCTTTGACTTGGCCGGCCTCGCGACGCGACGTGATGACCTCCACCTCGGGCCACTCGTAGATCCAGGTGTCATGGAGCTGCAAGAGCGCGTCCTTGTTGCCCAGGTCGATCGGGCTGTCTGAAAACCAGTCCTGCCCCGCGAGCACACGGAAGAAGCTGGACTTGTACCACCCCTGCGCTCCGACCAGGATCAAAGCGGTGTCCACCTTGCACCCCGGCTCGAACACACGCGCGACTGCCGATGTGAGCCACGCATGGACCTGGATCGTGGCGAGGTCCACGCCCTCTTCGTAGTCCGAGACCGCGTGCAGGATCTCCCGAGCGATGCGATCGATGCGAGCCTCCCCGTCCCAGGTGAGCCCCTCGAGGTACGCCTGGACGGGGTGGTAGGCCCGCTCGCTAGCGACGGTGAGCAGCGCCGCGCGGAGGTTGTCAGCGCTCGGTGAGAAGTCCCACGCCTTCTCGATCGCCTCGCGCACATGGCCCACGTCCCAGTCCTCGAGCGTGGTGCCGGAGAGGTCCACCGCGAGCCGCATCCGGTTGTACCGAAGGTGCTCCGCGTACTCGGGGCTGTGCCGCAGGATCGCGCAGATGTTCCCGAACGTCGCGCGCACGAGCCCGGTCTCGGTGCGCCGGAGCTCGTCCGCCCAGGATCCCCCCGTCACCGTGTCCTGGCGCGGCTCCACCGGCCCGGGGTCGCCGTCTCCCTCGTCCGCTCCGGTAGTGGCTGCAGCAGACTCCACGCGCTCGCGTGGCCGGTACTCTGGGCTCTGCCCTGGGGCCACGCGGCACACGCTCTCAGCGATCCGGCGCACCTCGTCGCCTTCGAGCGGAGGGACGCATCTCGCCTCGTTCTCGGCTTCGAGCGCTGCGAGGATCGCAGCCGAGCTCAGGCCCTTGGAGCGCAGCGAGCGCCCGAGCCGGAACAGGCCGTCGTTGCGCTGGCCCTCTGGGAACGCCTCGGGCTCCACGGTCTGACCGTGCCCAGTCGAGCGCGCTCGCGCCGGTCCCATCGCACGGAGCCAGACGTTCGGCACTGTACCGAGGGCCACCCCGTCCGCCGGATCGCTAGAAGCCTCCCACTCGTACGAGCGCCCAGAGAGGTGAGCGCTCGGAGGAGCCACGACGTACCCGCCCTCTCCGCGCACGTCGAGCCCTGGTCCAAGCTGCCCAACTGAGCACCTCACCGACGCGCCCTCTGGCACCTCGAGGTACAGGTGCCGTCCGCCCCCACCCGTGAGCACCTCGCACGTCTCCGGCAGAGCGCAGAGCGAGCGGAGTAGACCGTCGAGCGTCTCGCCTCCGCCGTGCCCAGGATCCACGTCCAGCACAGCTAGGCGCCCACCCGTTGCGATGCCCACCGAGGCGTCAGGCCAGCGCTCCCACCACCGACGCACCACATCCGCGTCGAGCGTGGCGTCAAGGCATCCTCGCGCGGAGCGGGGGTGCTTGCCAGCGGAGCGGTTGCCGTCCCCGCACGGGTAGCGCCCGCAGGTGCACCGTCCGTCGGAGACAGAGTGCACCGGGAACACAGGCCACCCGCGCGCGACGTAGAAGAGCGCAGCGTCGAGCGCTGCCATCACGGCTGGGGATGTCACACCCACTCCAGGTAAGTGCAACCCTTGTGCTGCGAGATGCGGAGGGTCATGTTGAACACCGGCACTCCATCGTCATCGGTGCCGCACTCCTCGCAGTAGAAGTCCACCTCCAAAGCCCCGCGACGCCCAGGGCACTCCCTCGCGCTCGCTGGCTCGATAGTGACCTTCGCCTCTCCCCTAACCTTGGTCAGCACCCCGTCGCTATCCTCGGCCCTAGAGAACACGCGAACCTCTCCGTGATGTAGGTACTGAGACCCACACGCCGGACAGAAGAGCTCTCCGGCTGGCTCTCCCACCACCACGGTTGCAGGACTACGATTGCTGTCGTATGATCTTGCCATCGGAACACCTCTCCGATCATGGCCCCGGGCGCTGGTCACGCCGCGGGGCTTCTGCCTTTCTACCTCAGCCCACGCACCTCGTCAATCGCTCGGAGCGCATCGTCCACGCTCCGCACGGTGTAGACGTGCCTCCCAGCGCGACGCGCGGCCTCGTGCCACGCCGCCTGCTCGGGGCGCAGCCTGCCCTCGGCGCTCTTCACCTCGAGCCACACCGCGAGCCATGC